TCAGCGAGACGGTTTAACCGGCCGTGCGCCTCGCACATAACGCGCCGTCATGCCCGGTCCGCTGTGACCCGCCAGGCGTTGTCCGGCCTCCAATCCTTCATCGATCGTCTTGTGGGTCACGCCGCGCGCGCGGAGATCGCGGAACTGAAACTTCGCCTTTTCGATACCGGCCCGCTCGCGTGCCTTGTCGAAGCGCGACCGCAGCTTGCCCTTCGTGAGTGGATAGCCTTCCTCGTCGCGCAGCAGGTAGGGAGAGACGTCGACCTTCGAACCACGCCAGGCCAGCAGGCGTTCGATCAGTGCCGCGAGATCGCCCGTGATTTGCACCGTAACGAATGCGCCCGTCTTCTGCGTACGGAAGATGAGGTTGCCGCGCACGATGTTGGAGCGCTGCACGCGCAGGACGTCCGAAGGGCGTTGTGCGCAGAGATCGGCCAGATCCATCGCGTTGCGTAGCGGCTGGTCGGCCACCGTGTAGACGGCTGCATATAGCTCGTCATCGATGAGGATGTCTTGGCGCCCGGTCTCCTTCTTCCCGCGCACGCCGGCGCACGGGTTCGCGATCGTCATCATGCCCCACAGCCGCCCGCAGTTCAGGACCAGCGACAGCACGGCCTTCGTGCGGTTCGCCGTTACGACACCGCGCTTCTCTGCCGTCGCGCGCCAGATTGTGGCGACGTCGGCCGGCGTGAGCGTGTCGAGCTCCCGAGCGCCGATGACGGCCGCGAGCCTGGAGAGGAACAGGTCGTACATGCGTTGCGTCGCCGCAGACTTCTGCGGCAGCTCGCGTATGCGGTAGGCCTGCTCGAGCATGGCGAACGTGTGCCGTGTCGTTTCCGACGACGGCGCGCGGGCGCCTTCTAACTCGGCCCAACGTTGAAGTGCGACGACGCGATCGGTGCCGAGCGGCTCGAGAATGCGCCGCCCGTCCACCTCGCCGTGATCGTAGTAATAACGCAGCGAGCCGTCCGCGTTCTTGCGCGAGCGGAAGCGCGGGATCGCACCTGGAGTTTGTGCCTTGCCCGCCATCACACTGCGCCGAGATTCAGCGACGTGAGACCGGCGGGCTGCGGTGTGCGCGCTTGTTTGGATTCGATGATTCCCATTTGCTTGTCGTGGTAAGCGCGTGCGACCAACACGCGGCCGTGCACGTCGACGACATGCGGCCAACCCTGCCGAGCGAGCCACAGGATTTGGCGCGCGCGTTGCGGCGTGCCGGTCAGTTCGCGCAGTTCTTGTCGGCCGAGGTACGCGCCGGTGCCGCGCTGCGAGCCGCGACGTGAATATTCTTGCATGGTGATTTTCAACGCGTAAAGAGGGGACACGCAGAACAACTAGTGGACTCGTGGCTAACGCGGATATCGACGGTAAGTCGTTGATTCGTAATGGTTGTGTGTGCCACTAGTTGCCATGAAAAACCCGTGGCACCCCCTTCCGACTCGTGGCCTAAAAAATAGGCAGCGCCCGCGACTCGTGGCAAAACGCGCGCGACTCGTGGCATGGCTTTGCGGTCAATTTCCGCCCCTTCTACGTATTCTTTCTTCTTCTTTTTCAATGAATTAGAGAGAAGAGAAAAAGGGACGGCGGCGGTCGGCGCAAAAACCGGACTAGTGGCAAAAACGCCCCGACTAGTGGCAATTCCAATGCGATTCATGGTGGCACTCTTCTCAACAATCAAAGACTTACGAGCGGACAGCCCCGAAAACCACGATTCGCGTGCGCTGCCTGCCCGTTCCCTGTGGAAAAACCGGCCCGCGCGCCCCCTCTCCCTCAAGGCCCGCGTAGTTGCTCGGCCGTTTCGGCTTGCGGGGGGTACGGGGGGAACCGGACAGCACGGCGGCCGCGTGACGACGTGCGCCGATCGCTGCGCGCATCGACGCACGCACCGGAAACCCGAATACAGGGCCGCTACGCGGCCGGAAAGAATGAGGGAAGGGGTACGGCCGCACGGCGGCCGCATCGGCTGAGAGCGAGTCATGCTCGACCCCGCTGCTCGGTCGCGTCGGTGGCCAGGTCTTCGCGGACGGATACGTGCAGACCGAAGCCGGCCAGGCGTTCGAGCGAAATCGGCGTGAGGTACGGCACGCGGCGCGTGTAGATGCGACGCTCGACTTCCTTCTCGCCGACGACGACGCCGGCGTGCTTGAGCTGCGCCTTGAACACGCGGTCGGATTTCACCGGTAGGCCGTTCCATTTGTCGCGCAGCGCGCTCGTGTGGGCGATGTGGTCCATCACGTGGCCCGTGCGCATCAGCAGGCAGAACTCGCCGTCGACCATGTCGAACGTGTACGGGTGCTTGTAGTTGCCGCCGTCGATCTCCGACAGCACGGTTTCCATGATCCAGACCCACGGCTCGCGATCGGCGCTCGTCTCGGCGATGTGACCGTTCATTTCGGCGAGCAGGTCGCGCGGGAAGTCTCCTTCGCTCGGGTCCATGCCGGCGAACTCGCACAGGTAGCGCCAGGCGAGCGCGACGGCCGCATAGTTGCCGGCCATCCGCTTCGCGCCGTCGTCCTCGCCGCTCGCGCGGCAGTTGGCCAGCGCCTTGTCGCGCAGCGTCGCGTACTGGTCGGACACGGCGCGCTTGTCCAGGCGGGCGAGGAATTCGAGCCACTGGCGAACCGGGAAGCGCGGCAGGTCGTCGGGCATCAGCGGGCCGCGCTTGCCGGTCAGCGTCGTGCGCACCAGCTTGCCGAGCAGGCTGCGCACGGGCACGTCTTCGCCGGCCAGCATCACGGGCGCGCACAACAGGTATTCCGTCATGTCGGTGCCGCGACGTGTCACGGTGTACTGGTAGTTCTCCTGCAGCAAGCCGACCGCCTTGTCGATCACGTCCTGCCGACGCGCGGACAGCTCTTCCCATCCGACCGGGTGGCTCGTGTGGCTGATGCTGGTCAACAGGCGGAACTCGGTCTGCAGCGACTGCCCGGAAAACATCGTGAACGCGAGTGAGCGCTCGAGGCGCTTGATGAGCGTCGACTTACCCGCGCCCTTGTTCGCCTGGATCGTGATGTGCGGCCAGAAGCCGAGCAGCGCCTTCAGGTGGCCGCCGAGCGCCCACACGAGCGGGATCGTCGCGGCGTTCTGCTTGAACGTCGCCTGGTACGCGGTGATGACGCGGCGCGCGTCGCTGGCCGGGCCGGTCGGGAAGGTCAGGTTGTGATACGGACACTGCTTGTCGGCTTCGGTGAAATAGCAGTCCGGTCCCTCGTTGACGATCAGGCGGCCGTCGCGCCATGCGAGCCCGACAAAGTTCGCCGCCTGGCGCGCGCCCAGGTCGGCGCCGCGCTCCAGGATGTTGACCATGCGCTTGAACGGCGCCGGCGCCCAGATCGGGCCGAACTTGCCCCACTGGTCGACGTTGTGCAGCTGGTCGTCGAGCATGACGCGGCGCACGAGCTGCGCGCCGTGGCGCGGCGCCTGCACTGACACGGCGAAATAGACAGTGGGCGCCTGGTCGGCGTCGCCCGTCATCGTCGACGTCGCGCTCGCCACGGACACGCGGCTGATGCCGGCAATGCGGAAGCCGCACAGGTCCGTCATGACGGGCGTTTCGACGCCGCTTTCCTCGTTCTTGTCCATCTTCGTGATGTAGCTGGTGAAGTCCGGCCGGACGCGGAAACGCCAGTACTGCGCGAAGTCGTGCGATGGCAGGAAGATCCGCGGCCGGCCGCGACGCGTGGCGTCGCCGGCGAGGCCGGCGATGAGCCACGGCTCGAGCTGGTCGAGTGCGCGCTGCAGATCGGCCGGGCCGCGCAGTTGCAGGTAGTCGTTCACGTCGTTGATCGGCTTGACGGCCTTCTCGCCGTCCGCGAGGTCGGCGAACCAATTCGCCTGGTCGACGAGCACGGCGCTGATGTTCAGCGCCGTGAGCCGTTCGTAGAGCGCCCAGGCAGCTTCCGGCCCAGGCCGGCGGCCGGCACGCGGGTGGCCGTCCGCGAACGGCTCGTCGTTGTCCAGGCAGATCACGACCTGTTTGCCGCGCAGGAACGCGAAGTCGATGCCGCCGACGTTCGCCAGGCCGCGAAGCGCCAGGGCGGCGGCGCCAGGCATCGCGCAGGTGTCGATCGACAGCGCGTTGATCGCGCTTTCGACGATGAACACGCGCTTCGCCTTGTCGAGCCGGCGGGGATCGGCGGTCCAGCCGTAGCCGGCCTTGTCGCCCTGGGTCTGCGTCTTGACTCCGCCGTTCAGCGCCGGATCGACATAGCGCATGTCGACGGCGACGACGCGGCCGTCGCCCGGTACGCGCACGATGAACGCGGCGGCCGGGCCGGCGTGACCCACTTCGCCGGCCGCGACCTTCGAGCTGGTCCACGTGTTGAAGCCGAGCGAACGCGCGGCGATCGCTGCGTCGATCGCCGTGACGGAAATGCCACGGCCGACGAGGTAATCGCGCACCTGGTCGCGCTCGGCGAAGCACCGATCGGCGATGTACTCGACGGTCGTTTTCTCGCGGCGCTCGGCCGGCGCCTGGCGGTCGAGCGGGATGCCGTACGCGTCGTGCAGGTAGCGCACCGCATCGGCGACCGTGCCGCCGCGCGTGTGAATGACCAGGTCGATACACGAGCCGCCGACGTCGGCGCTATGGTCGCGCCAGCCGGTGCCGTGCTTCGGGTGGTTCACGTAGATCGACAGGGACGGGCTCTTGTCGTCGTGCTGCGGCGAGTGGTACAGCGCGCGGTCACCGCCGCGACCACGCTTCAAGCCGAGGCGATCCGCGAGGTCGTGCAGGTCGATGCGTTGTTTCAGTTCGTCAATCGAGGCCATTGTTATTGCTGTTGGTGCAGGGAGAGGGCGGCAGGGTTGCCGGGTGTCGAGGGGCTGTCGACGAGCGCGCGCAGCGCTCCGGCCGAAGCCGGGAAGGCAAGCGCCAGGCGATCGCCAAGAACGCTGACAAACAGCGCGAGCACCGCGACGCGCTGCAGGCCGCCGGGTTCATGGTCGAAGCGAAGCGCGTCGGCGGCCGCCGCGATGGAGGCCGCGAGTGCGGCGTCGTGAGGGGTGGTGTGCGTCATGCTGCTGCGCCTCCGAGGATGTCGTGATGGTTCTGTTGCAGGCGTTGAACGGCGTGCTGCAGCTCGTAGCGCGAGGTGATCGCCTGGTCTAGCATGGTGCGCAGGCGCTTGCGGTTGCGTTCGAGATTCGACGTCGCGTTCGCGAGGGCTGCGGTACGCGTCGCGCCGTGGCCGATGCGGATGCCCGATATCAGGTGCGTGACGACGCACTTTTCGGGGTGGCCGTCGTGCAGGTGCGACTCGGTGTGAATGCCGAACGTGGCGCCGGCGTCGTTCGGGATAGCGACGTGATCGCCTGCGACAGTGCGCAGGCCGGCCGAAGTCAGCAGCTCGTAACGAATGGTGGGCTCGTTCGTCATCGTGTCAGCCCCGCGGCGGAACGGCCCAGGCCAGTGCCGCGACCAAGGCGATCATTGCGACGACGCCGATCACAAAAGCGATCGGCCGGGCGAGCCGAATGTCGAACAGGCGCAGCACGTCGGCGGCTAGGTAGTAGACGCCGGTCAGGGAAAGGGAAAGCATCAGCAGCACGCCGATGCTGAAAACGTAGGGCTTCATGGTGTGGTTCCAGGTGAGTGCACCGGCGGCCGGCGCGGAAGGATCAGTCGAAGTCGTTCGCGGCGCGGCGCTTCCCGTCGATGGCCGGCAACTCGGGCGCGGGTTCTCGATCGCGCCATACGTTCGCCGTACATTCGAAGGCGTGGCGGGCGGCCGGACATAGGGCATCGAAATTCCCGACCATGCGCAGGCGGCGCCACATCGCGCGCAGGTCGAGTTCGGTGAGGGGCGCGCGCATCGCGTCAGTGCATCCAGTCGAGCACCGGCGTGCCGCGCGCTAGGTCCCACGACACGACGAAGCCCAAGGCACGGGCGTACGCGACGAACACATCGGCGCGTACGTCGGCAGCGGAGATCTTCGTGAGGTAGGCGACGCGCTCGTCGTAGGACAGCGATTGGGCGAGTGCGGCGATCGGTGCGGGGATCAGCGTTTGCATACGGCCTCCAAGAAATTTCAGGCAAAAGGAGTCCCTCACGCCCGCAGAGCGGGCGCGATGGGTGTTCAGCGAAAAGCGGGTTAGGGCTTAGGCGTCGAGCAGCGGGAGCTGTCGCGAATCGGTCGGGAGCCGATCAACCTTGCCGACCGGCACGTACACGTGCGGATTCGGGTTGAGGCTCGGCGCGATCGTGTGGACGGTCGCGACGTGAATCTTGTAGGTCGTCGCGCATTCGATGTTGGTGCACTGGCAGTACGCCTCGCGAACGAGAGCGGACAGCGTGCGGCTGGTTCGAATGACGGCGCGGCTGCCGCAGTGGTGACACTTCAATTTCATTCGGGATGCTCCTACGGACGGCTGCATTCGCCGCGACCTTGGCGCGCGCATTGGCAGAACATGCCGACTTCACCCAAGGTCGCGACAGCGTCGAGATATTTGCGGGTCACACAAACGAAGCCAACGGCGGCAACTAGCGTGTCAATCTTGTCGATGACGATGCCCTTGCCGCCGCTCAAAAAACGGCTGACTTCGGAGTCGTCCCATCCGAGCGCTGTTTGTACTTCATGACGTTTAGGACCATGCAGCGCATGGCGCAACGCGGGTTCGATTAGGGCGGGTGGTTGCATGACTCAACGCCTGGCAAAAGAGGTTGAGTGCGGTTGAGCCGTGGAGCCGGTAACTTTGGCGCGGTACCGTTCAACGCCCTCGAGGTAGATGAGACGGGCGACGCTCGACGTCGACCGGTTCAGAAACGTGGACAGCTCTTCTAGCGCACGGCGTTCATCCGGCATAAGCCGCATGTAGACAGGCTTGCTGGATAGGACGCCGCGCGGCGAGCGTGTGATGGGAGCTTTCTTGCGAAGCATGGCGGTATACTTTCCCTTCGTTAACCTTGCACAAGCTAAGTGTAATTGCCAATTTGGCAAATTGCAACGGAAAACTTGCCCGTATGGAAATTTTTGGTGAGCGTTTAAAAGCGGAACGGAAGCGGCTCGGCCTTAAACAGGCCGAGCTTGCCGACCGAGCAGGGACGACCAACGTCGCCCAAAGCCGCTACGAGAGCGGCGATCGTTCGCCTGATTGGGGGTATTTGTCTGCCGTAGCACAAGCTGGGGTTGACGTGCTCTATGTCCTGACAGGGCAACACAGCACGTTGGAGCTATCGGCGGACGAACATGTCTTGTTGGCGGGATACCGCTCGCTCGACGCGCAGGGGCGCGCCGGCGTGCTGGGCATGATCGGGGGGATGACGCAGCCGGTCACCGCCGCACCCTCTGCCAAGAAGGCCACGACGGTTCATCAGAATTTTCAGGGCGCTAGCGTCGGGCAGCACGTCACTGGTGATGTGACAGGCCCCTTCTCAATCAACATGAGTGGCGCAGGGCGGAAGAAGAAGCGAGAGAGTTGACTGTAGCGAAAAGCACTAAACGGCAGGGCCAGCCGTGGGAGAAGAAGAAGTCAATGAATCAGAAGTTCAGCGGTGACGTCGGGCAAGTTGCTGGCGGGGATGTGAAGAGCAATAGCGCGCAGACAAACGTCAATGTGCATTTCCACGGCGGTGAATCGAAGCCGGTTGTGACGAAATTCATCAGCGACAGGCAGCGCAACGCCATCGCACGCAAAGCGTTCGAGATACAGGCGAAGACCGGCACCGATAAGTTGATGGTGTACCGCCGGCTCATGACGGTGTTCGACTTCGAGAGAATGGACGAAATGCCGCGCAACGTGTACGAGCGTGCGATCAAGTACCTCGATGGCTGGATTCGAAACGGCACGCTCGGGCAGGCACCAGGCGCGCCAGCGCAACCGGAAGCCAAAGAGCCGGAACCCGCAGCGGCGCAGCTGGTGGCGCCGCGCGAGTTGCCGGCTGATCGACCGGTACTGCCGGCCGGTACAGCGACGACACCCGTAACGGTATTCCCGTCACCGATGCCTGCACCAGCACCGGTGCCCGCGCCCGCACCGGTCCATCAACAGAGGAACCGATTATCGTGGCTTACGGTGGTGGTCGTGGTGACTGCCGCGGGGGCCGTTGCTGCGATGCTGTATGTTGCAACACACGGCTCTGACGTACCCGCTCAAGCACAGGCAACAGAGCAGCCACATCATTGCGAGTACCGCGGCGATCGCTATTCGCCAGGTAGTGTTGTCATGCAGGCCGGTGTTCGCCGGCAGTGTGTCGCCGTCAATGGCGCCGCAGCATGGCAGAAAGCCGACGCGGCTCGTCGCTGACTTCCTATACCAATTTCCAACAGGCGCAACGCGCTACCTATCCGAGGGACCTATGAAGAAACTGCTCAAAGTGCTTGGCATCGTCGTCGGTGTCGTTTTTGCTATCGGGATTGTGGGAACCATTTTCGGCGAAAAGCCCGGAACAGGAACATCGACCGCGTCGAATTCAACGACCACGACGAAGTCGGAAAGCGAGGCTTCCAAGCCGATTGAGAAAGTCAGTGTGACCGCCGGGGCGCTTTTTGCTGCGTACGAGAAAAACGAAGTAGCCGCAGACCAAAAATACAAGGGCAAGGCCCTGTCGGTGAGCGGAACGATTCAGAGTATCGACAAGGATGCGTTCGACAATATCGTGGTGAAGCTGCGATCCAGCAACGAATTCATGCCTGTCAACGCGTACCTGAGCAAAGAACACGAAGCGCTTGCGGCGTCGCTCGAAAAGGGCAAAAAGGTCACGTGGACGTGCGAAGGCGATGGCCGTTTGATCGGTAGCCCGATGCTGCGCGATTGCACGCCGGCATAACGGTCAATGCACGAGTGAACCGGAGCCCGCGACCGCGGGCTTTTTTGACGTGGCGGCCAATCGATCTGCGCCTCGAGGGCGCTACTCGTTCTCCCCGGATTCGATCTCCGGCACTTCGCTTGCCTTGACCTCCAGATCGAGGTCCGAAGTAAATCCGCCGTTACCGTCGATCGAATGTGTAACGCGCGCAATGATCCAGTTGCACTCGTCGATGACACGTTTGTAACCGCGCACGGTTACAGGTAACTCGGTCATCAGCTCGGGGCGGCCGAGCGCAAGCACGATGCTGAATTCTGCGACGCCGCGCTGTAACTTCTCCCACTCTGCCTTCGCCGCGCGCGTCGCGTTTGCCTTGTTCGCATACGTGTGCCGCAACGTCTTGACGTTCTCGGCCGTGCCGAACAATACGTCGCCGCTCTTGTCGATCGGCTTCTTCTTTGTCGTGCGCTGTCGGCGCCGCTTCACCGTGGTTGCCTGTCGGCGCTGAACTCGACCTGGCTGAACGAAAGCGCGACGCTGTTTCGCCGGCGCTACTACAAGAACGGGAGCCACGCGGGCTTCATCCTGTACATGACCGACGCGGCCGAGAAGCAGGAGGACGTCGACAACCTGCGCTCGGCATTGAAGAACGCGAAGGGGCCGGGCAATTTCCGGAACCTGTTCATGTACGCGCCGAAGGGGAAGAAGGACGGCATCCAGCTCCTGCCGATCGGCGAAGTCGCGGCGAAGGACGAGTTCTGGAACATCAAGAAGGTGACGGTCGAGGATCAGCTCGCGGCGCACCGCGTGCCGCCGCAGCTCATGGGGATCATCCCGTCGAACGCGGGCGGGTTCGGCGACGTGGAGAAGGCGGCCGGGGTGTTCAATGGCCTCGAGATCGATCCGCTGAAGGCTCGGCTCCGGGAGGTGAACGATTGGCTCGGGGTCGAGGTCGTGCGGTTCAGGGACTTCGAGATGCCGAAGGGCTGACGCCCGAGCGCACACCTGGCAACGCAAAGCCGCCGGGCACTTCGGTGCCGGCGGCTTTTTTGCGTCTGGTGCCCGTGCGCCGGCGCGGCGGAATAGGGCGCCTCAGGCCGGCCGCTGGACAGCAGCCCCCAAGGCTTGGCCGAGCCTGCGCCAGGGCCGTGGCGGGCTGCCTGACGCGCCGGCGGCGCACTCCTGGGGCCGGAACGCTGCCCCAAGGATGACGATTCAGACCCGGCGCGCGCAGTTGTGACCCCGCCCCACCTGCCCGCAAAAACGAAAGGTTTTTATGCACTCATGCGGGGCGGGCTCGGGGCCGTCTAGCTTGGGTGTGGCGGCGAGCAGCCGACCGATTCATCTATGCACTTTTATGCGCCATGGTTATGCAATCTCCCCGATCCCTGGCCCAACTTGGGCGGCGGGCTCGTGCAATGCGCGAGCAGATGCAAAAATGGCCGCGGAATCGCGGCCATCTTGTACGTCCCCGATAGGTATTATCGAGACAGATTCGCAATACGTTTCAGGCTGACTCGACCGTACAGGTCAGCGTCAAATTCCCGTCGCAGAGCAGCATAGGCTTCGTCGTTCGCCTCGGCCGACTCAGTCTCTGGCGCTGGCTTTGTCGGGTGGATGAAAGGACTAACTTGTTCGTGGCGCAGTAGTTCCATGAACTCTTCGGATGTAACAAACCTAGGCTCGGTCATGGTGGGCTCACTCGTGCGTTAGTTTGATTGCCGTGCAAAGTATCGCGGATTGAGATCCGCGCGGAAGTAGTGTTTTCGCTTGATCCAAACAAGCCCCTCGGAGCGCGTGATTACAGCGACGTCGACAGGACCGCCAACTGATTGCGTGCGCTGGGTCACCTTTTCCTTCAAAGATTCTAGCACGACCAAAGTTTCTGCCAACTCAGCCATCTCGCTCGGCGGGAGACCCGAGATGACGGAATTGAGGGGCGCATAGTGCGAGTTCCACGTCTGCCTCGTCCAGGCCTGCGAGAAATCGCGTTTTGCCTGCTCGATGCGCTGCGGCACGCCGGCCGCCACGGCCGGATCGAGGTTCAGCCCTGCAATCAGACCTTCCGCATGTGTCGTAAACAGGTTGGTGACGGTGTTGAAGACTTCCGGCGCGAAGCCGGACATGAAGGTCTGAACCATCGACTTCATCGCGAACGCATCGATGTGAGCGTCGACATTGTGATCGATGGCTTTTTTGGAATATTCGACGGCAATCAGCTTGTCTAGGAGAAAACCGTAATATCGTATTTCTATATACGAGGGCAAATATTCTTTCTCGCCATACCCCGCGACGACGATGCCCGAGTATTGACCATCAAAGTGCCAGTGGTAGAAGCGATACAGCGATTCAATAACGACATCGGCAAAGGCGTCCGCGTCGACAACAGTCGCGAGATGATGATGTTGGCCGGGCACACCGAGATAATCGGCAATCTCGTGAGCTAGCCACGCTCGCTGACGAGTTTTCGCATCCACCACATCAGCATCGGTGAACTGACTTCCGAGCGGCGTTGCTGCGTTCAGTGCAATTTCGGTCTCCATGAACGTGCGCATTGTCGCCTGCAGCACGTCAGGCTGCCCGTTCTGTATAAGAGCGGGGTACACCGTGAGAGCTTTGTCGAGCAGTCTGAAGAAGCCGCCAGCTGCCAATTGCCGGAAATGCTTCTCGCGATGGGCCGGAGGGAACAGAGCCGTGTGATCGCGAATGTAATCGACCAGGGATGTCGCGTAATCCGAAAGCGTGTCGCGCGTGTCACCGACTTCACTTCGAAACGATTTGATGACCAATTCCCACGGAACTTCTTGCAGGTCAGCCGCGTTGTAAAGCATGACGCCGACTGGAGCAGCTTTCGCAAGCTGGAAAATCTTGTTGGCCCCAGTTGCGAAAGTGTATTGCTCCGCGCCAGCAGCGGGAGACGTGAAGGTTACTGCGCTGTCTGCTGCGAGAGCGACAGCGAGACGATTCAAAACGGCAACTTCACAAGTCATCGCAATCCCCGTTTGCTTGTTGTTTGTCGGAGATAGTCTACTACCTCGCCAGTGTGTCTACGCGCCCGGCGAGTTGCGACCGAGGCGTCTGAACTGTCGCGTCGCGGGCTGGGAATTGCTTCCTGTTGGTGGCCAATCGCCGTTTAAAACGCTCGTTTTCCACTATTTGGGAACGAGATCCCAACTCCTAGACTCCCGCTACGTCCCACCTCGTGCCTGAGTACGGATGGTTTCTTACCCCGGTCACGGTCCCCCTGTGGCCGGGGTTTTTTGCGTCCTGTCGCCTCGGCGCGAGGCCGCAGGGCAGCGTACCGGGTACCCACTGTGCTAGCAGGACTGTACTATCTGATAATAATCACAAGCACGATGACCGCCGATTCGAACGCGAGCCGGATGACAACATGTCGCCCCAGTGTGGCGCTTACGTATCAGTAAGACAAACCATGAAAAAAATCCAGGACAACCAGACGATCTTTTATCCGGAGCTCAACGAATTTTGTCGAAAGTACTTGGATTCGTCAAAATCTGTAAGCTTGATGGATCAAAATTTGTTCCCTCAGCGAATAAGTGATATACAAAAATCAATATTTGAGCAGCTGTTGCTTTTTGATGCAGTATCATTTCGAGTGCACGGCGAAAACATCCCTCTAGCTGTATTGATCAATTTTTTCGGTCGCAAAGGGTTTGATGCACTGGTTGAGCAGGAGGCGCTACACTTCGTCTTATGGACGCAAAACATCATGCATTTGGTGAGCGACGCAAAGGGTATTAATCCTTTGTGTTGGGGGAAATTCAACGAAGGGCCGCATACCGATCCCATTCAATCCATTGAGCTAGGGTTGAACTGGGTAAGGCCAGTTCCGGGAAGGCGCGAAAAAAGTGCATTGGTGAAAAAATTACTACCTCTGTATTCTGTATCGCGGGATGGTATGGCGGAAATGGCAGTGAAGGCCACGGAGTCTGCATTTTTGTCCGGAAAGCTGACGGCTCTTGGTCTTGATCCTAATGTAATCGAATTAACGAATTTTCCGAAAGCTAAGCGCGAGCTTATGAATAAATGCGCGGATGAAGTTATTTCGTATACGTTGATGTGTGAAGAGCGTCTGACATCCTACTCGAATTTCGATTTTTTTCATTTTTTCAACGATTCAGCTAAAAAAATCACCTCATTGAATTCGGTTGCTGAGGGGTATGCTGAAATTGCGAAGATTCAGAATGTTCCAGATTTAAAGGTTGTATTTGATTCGTTGGATAAGCCATTGGAGCGAATCGCAAAGTTCCGCAACAAGCGAAGTTCTAAAAAATTTCGTGGCTGGCTTGCCGATGCGCTCGACCGTTCTTCGGGAGAGGAACTCACACGGGAGTACATAGATGCATTGGTAGCGCCGAAGGGTTTCTTCCAGAAAGATATTGGAAAGATAACCAAGGCCATTGCGACCACCGCCATCGGGACGGGTATTGGATCTCTGTTGGACACAAAGCTCGCGGGCGCGAAGGTCGTCGCGGGCATGGCAGCAACGACGGTGCTTCAGCCTGTTGCTGATTTTGGCCTTGATCTTGTAGACACGTACCTGTTGGAAGGAATCACCAAAGGCTGGACGCCCCGCATGTTCTTCGACGACTTAGAACGATGGAAGGTCGAATCAGCGAAAGCGAAGACAACAACGCAGGATCATTAA